CCTTTTGATAGGATTGAAGATATAGAATATCTTAAACGTAAATATGTGTATGATGAACAGTTGGGGCGTATGATAGCTCCTTTAGATATGGATTCTATTTACAAATCGCTAGAATGGATGATTCCCTCAGCATTTGTCAATGAACCTACTCAAATGGAGCAGACATTAACGTCTGCACTAATTGAGTTGTTCTTTCATGTACGTGATGAAAATAAATTTCGTTGTGTACGAAATAAATTAATTAATGTACTATTTGAGGCATTTCCCTCATGTGAGTTTAGTATACCCACATTTGATAGTATATATCTATCTTTGATAGATGAAAATAAGTCCGATACAGAGTGTATATCGACGGAGGCAGGAATATATAATGGCATTAATGACACTTTATCAGTGTGGAACGAAAAGCCACGTTCAAAACTGATTCCCTTTAAAGGTTTTAGTCGACCTTGTGAGGCGTATAATTGGCTAGCTACGTATAACGAAGACATAAAACTTCCAGAGATGGAAGTAATAAATATATCTCAGTTGAAATCGGATTTGGTAATTGCGGAACGTGATTTTAGTAAACTTGTAAAATTTTGCAGGTATAGAACACGTAAACAAGCATATCAAGATATTCGATATCAAACCAATAAAGAGTATAAAGAAGCCGTAGATGAAGCTTATGCTTCACGCGATTTATTTCGTGCGATTAGGTCTACTCTTAGATATTTAGATAGAGAAATAGTTGATACTATTTTCTCGGAATCTAAGGTTTTGGATAATGCAATGACAGATGTTGCTACTGAAATGGATGATCTGGAAAATGTTAGTGATATGGCGGGTAATGAAACCACGAATGTCACTGTGATGGATAGTAAGGATGAAGAAACTGGACAAGTAAATTTACTTGATGTATCCGATTTCTTTGAACGTCCAATTAAGTTGGCTGTTATTACTGGTGTAGTAGGAACACATGTTACATATTCTGTAGATTTATGGGATGTGTTTTTTGCTGATGAATCTATACGCGCCAAGTTGCGTAATTATGCGTTTTTGCGTTGCAACTTGAATATACGTATTGC